TCGATCTCAGCTGTGATCTCTTGTGCAAGAGCAGCCATGATTTCTGCTTCGATGTCAATGCCTTGTTGGGCTTGTGCATCTTGGGCAGCTTCAAATGTCCAGCGAGCTGACAATTTACGTGTCTTAGCTTCAACTGTTTGTTTCAAGATTTGGATGCTTAGTTTGTTACCAGCAACACCTTCTAGTGCAGAGGTAGCAGAAGCTTTACCAGTAGTAGCACCAGAATAACCTTCAGCAATCTTGAATGGGCTCAATGCCTCTTCACCAGCTGTTGTAGAACCACCAACATCTCTTGAAAGTGTATCGCTGTAACGTACACGTAGAGTATGGATCTGACCAACTGGGCCTGTCATTGGTTGTACACCAACGAGTTCATTAGCAATGACCGTAGGCATTACACGTCTGATCACAGGTAGGATCACACGATTTAGTGTTGCAACGTTACCGGCGGATGTAGCACCAGCGGTGGCACTTTCTGCGAGATACTTGCGGGTATTCTCTAGAGTGGTTGCCATTACTGAACGCTTGTTACCTTGTAGGCCTTCTAATAGTGCCTCTTTGGTTTCCGACCAGCGTGACTCGAGTAATTGTGACATTATAGTTCTCCTTAAACTTTTAGTCCCGCAAGCCTGCGGATGTCAAATATCTCAGCGGTTTTTTCTTCTTTACCGCTGGATTGAGGTGCCTGTTTATCGCCTGTAATTTCTTTGCCTTCTGATAGTACTTTCTTCGCCGGTGCTCCACCATTCATTACTGCTGGTAGGTATTTGTCGAAAGCTGTACGTAGCTTTTCTGTTTGTGTTGACTCAAGTAGACTTTTCATGACTTCACGTTTGTCACCAGTTAAAGGATTTAGCAATTCGCTCATAACTTCTTTGCGTTGATTACCTTCTTTGATGACGTGTAGTTCACGTTCTTTCTGTGCTACTTGATCTTGTGCTTCTGCAACCATTTTTGCTGCTTGTTCTAACTCAGATTCACGAGCCAACATAACTTTGAGAAGTTTTGCTGTTTCAGATTTTTCGTTGAGATGGCTTGCAGCATATTCGCTGGCAAATGATTCAAAAATTCTGCGACCAAAGTCGTTTCTGCGAGCTGATTCAATGTCTTCCTTGAGCTGAGTCATTTCAGAACGTAGTCCGTTCTGCACTGTTTCTGCTACTTTTGCGGAAGCTGCTGTGATAAATCCTTTCTTGAGATTGTCAAACTTGGCTCTGCTTTCGCGTACTAATTTTACTTTAGTTTCGGCCAGGTCTTTCTTATCTGTATGGAATTCTGCGATTTCTTTCGCCAGTGCATCCACGATAAAGGATTCTAATTTAGCTACATTGTTTGCAACTGTTTTGCGATCTTCGTGTAGTTCTACCAATTCTTTGTTGAGATTATTAAAGATAAATGATTCCATTGCTTTGGAATCGTCTTTCATTTTCTTAGCATATTTGGCACGGGCTTCGATAAGTCCTTGGCGATCTTCTGCCAATTCACCTAACTCTGCCTGTAAGCGATCTGTTAGCATAGCTTCCACAGCTTCTACCATTGCGCCTTTGTCATGCTCATACTTCTGAGCAAATTCTTCACGTAGTTCAGCAGTTACTTGATCACGGTTTTCTTGAAGTCTGCTTTGCCAAGCAGAGTCAATTTCCGATTTGATTTCTTCGGAAATCACATTGTTTTCAAACAATTGTTTTACGATGTCTAGCATGTGATTCTCCTACTGTTATTTGAGGCCTGAAATGATTTTTTTCAGACTCTCTGCTAAGTACTTCTGTGCCTGTGGATCGCCTTGGACTTCTTTTGCTATTTTAAATGCCTGATAACCGCCTGTGTTATTCATTAAATGTTCGTACACTGGAGTTGGATATGCTCCCGGGGCGCTGGGCTGTGCTACAATATCAACTGTGATAATTTCAAAACCCTTGACATTACCACTGTTGTCAACGTCTCCCGAACCTCTACTCGATACTCCCAACTTCACTCCCGACTGCAACATGGTCTGTACTAATTGCCCCATTGGAGTTGGGATTATTTTAAGTTTTCCGTAGCCGTTAGGACCGTCCATCCACATCTTGGTAATCATATGACTAACACGATCTAGATTGATTTTTAAATCCTGTGGGTGATCTAATTCTCCGCAAACTGAGTATCCACCAGAGATCTGTTCGTTGAGC